GCCATTGATCCCTCGTGTCGTGGGCACACGCGCCGACGCTGAAACGGAGATCCGCCGCGCGTTCCTCGCGATGGACTGGATCGTCCGCACGTATACACCTGCGTGGCTGGAGTTGAAACCCGAACTGTGCGAACACGCGGAGGCGTTGCGCGCGCTGCCGCCGATCCTGCGGACTGAGGATCTCGTCGCTGCGCAACCGCGACTCACGGCCGCCAGCAAAGCGGCGGACGCCGCCTGGGCCGCCGCCAGGGACGCCGCCAGGGACGCCGCCAGGGCCGCCGCCTGGGCCGCCGCCTGGGCCGCCGCCAGGGACGCCGCCTGGGCCGCCGCCAGGGCCGCCGCCTGGGCCGCCGCCAGGGACGCCGCCAGGGACGCCGCCTGGGCCGCCGCCAGGGACGCCGCCTGGGCCGCCGCCAGGGACGCCGCCAGGGACGCCGCCTGGGACGCCGCCAGGGACGCCGCCAGGGACGCCGCCTGGGACGCCGTATACCCGGTCGCGTATGCCGCGGCGATGCAGATCTTCAAGCCGGTTGTCGAGCAGCTGCAGGTCAGTGCGAGGCACTTGTTTGAGCGCATGATCGACGTCCTGAAAGACGTCGCGTAACGTCGGGATGACCCTCGAGTTCCGCGTCTACGGCGTGGCGCAGCAGATGGGCAGTAAGCGGGCATTCGTGCCGAAAGGCTGGACGCGCCCGATCATCACCGACAGTAATCGCAACTTGAAAACCTGGCAGACGCTGGTCTCGGAGCGTGCCAGTGCAGCGCTTCAAGAGTTGCCGGCAGCGGAACGCGAGCAGCTCGCCGATGGCGTGCGGCTGACGGTCGCGTTCTATCTGCCGCGACCGAAGACGCTCCCGAAGCGGGTCACCGCACACACCAAAGCCCCGGACTGCTCGAAGCTGATCAGAGGTTTAGAAGACGCGTTGACCGGGGTGGTGTACCACGACGACGCGCAGATTTGCGATCTCATCGCGATGAAGCGGTACGTGAAGGCCGGCGAGATCCCGTACGTCGATGTGCGCGTCGAGCCGAGCGCCGGTGTCGTCCCACTCGCGACCGATCAACCGCTCTTCACCGAAAGGCTGGCCACATGGCGAGACGTGCGTCCGTGAAACGTCCCTCGAAGATGGATCGCAAGCTGTCGACACCCGATCAGCCGAAGCGCCCGCGGGATCGCGCGCTGCCCGGCCTCGAGGATGACGCGATTCGCGAGCTCGAGTCGCTCGCCGGCGACTATGCGGACATTCGCGATCGGCGCCAGGCGCTGACGACCGAGGAGGTCGCGTGTAAACAGCGGGTGATGGCGCTGATGCATGAGCATCAGAAAACCGTCTACAAGCGCAACGGAATCGAGATTCGCCTCGAGCCTGGGGAAGAGACGGTCAAGGTCAAGATTCGCGCGACAGACGCGGAGGAGGGAACGGCCGATGCCTGACTTGTATTTCTTCGCGACGCCGCGTGACACCTACATCGTGCTCACGCTGGACACCGGTGTCATCGTCGAAGGCGTCCCGTGTGCGTGGGCCGGCCGCGACGATGCGCAGCGCCTGACGCTGCCGGCCGGCACGCCGACGCAGGGCGCGCTGCTGCACGCCGAGTGCGACGGCCACACGATGTTCGAAGGCCGCGGCATTGTCGAGTGCGACGCCACGGATCCGTATTTCATCTACGACGACATCCACCTGCAGCCGCTGCCGGCGCCGCCGCAACCGCCGCCCGGACCGGATCCGAACGCCGATCCGACAGCGATCATCGACGCCGTGTATGCGCTGCAGGACCACGACCTCTCGACGCACGACGGCTGCGGCGAGTTCACGGAAGACTGCTGCACGTCGCTTCATGAGCAACAATCCGCCGACTGGGGCCATATCAAGAAAAACCCCGGGCAGAATCAATTCAACGGCCACGCCGTCGATGCGCTGATGTTGCGGTGGCCCGCCGGCAACACGCCGGCTGGGATCTACGACATCATCCACGACTCGGTCGCGCCCGGCGCCACGCCGAGTTTCAACTGGAAGGGTGACCCGGATCCGGCGCTCTGGTATTACCCCGCATGAAACCCCGCGTCTGGCTCCTCGTGTCGTGGCCCGAAGCCGAGCGCCTTACGCGCGGCGAGCTCCCGCGCAGCGTCCAGCGTCGGACCGCGCGCCTGCTGAAGGGCGCCACGCTGCCGCCGAAACTGCCGCCGCCCCCGAAGCGGGCGCCCGTCCATGACTGAGCTTAACGCGTATGTCGGGAGGTTCCGCATGATCACCGTCACGCTCCTCGTGCTCCTGGCGGCCTTCGTCGCGGCGATCGTATCCGCGCTCGGCAAAGCGCCGCTGTGGGTCGCCGTGGTCCTGCTCGCGATCGCCGGTCTGTTGCGTGAGCTGCCGCGATGAATCGGCCGCCGCAGTACTGTGCCCAGCCTGGCTGTTCCGTCCTCGTGCCGCGTGGGCGCTGTCCCCGCCATGCCTCCCTACGTAGTCCGCTCGCTGGAACCCGAACGTGGTACTACACCGCACGATGGGCGAGACTCCGTCAGCAGGTCTGTGTCAGACAGGCGTATACCTGTGCGCAGTGCGAGAGAGTGAGTGCCACCCTCGATGTCGACCACATTCGCAAACATGACGGCAATCCGCAGTTGTTCTGGGATCCCGGAAACCTGCAGGCGCTGTGTCCCGCGTGTCATCTGAGAAAAACCCGACGCGGCGAATGAAGGGGGGGAGGGAAAATGTTGCTGAGCGTGAGGGGCCCAAACCTTCACTAGTCCGTTTTTCGGGGTGTCAACTGTTTGGCACCTCCAGCTCTGGCATAAGTATGGCGGCCCCCGTCCGTTTGCCTGACGCCGAGCGCCAGAAGCGCGGGACATGGCGCCCGGACCGCGTTGGGCCGGCCCAGGAACCCCGATCGGACAGGGCGCCGATCCCTGCGCCATCCCGACACTACGCGGCGCTGGCGGCCCGCTATTGCGCCGACGTCCTGGCCGGCGCCATTGTCGCCGGGAAGTGGACCCGGCTGGCCTGCGCCCGCCAGAAGGCCGACCTCGATCGCGACTGGGCGGCTGATCCGAGCTGGCCGTACGTGTACCGGCCGGACGCGGTGGCCGACGTCTGCCGCTTTATCGAGCAGCTCCCGCACGTCGAGGGGAAGTGGGCGACCCCGACCCTCACCCTGGAACCCCCGCAAATCTTCCTGCTCGCCTGTGTCTTCGGGTGGCGGCTGAAGGCGGACCCCACCCAGCGGCGCATTACCGCCGTCTACTGGGAGATGGGGCGGAAGGGCGCGAAGTCGACCCTGATGGCGGGGATTGCGCTCTATCACATGCTCGAGGAGGGCGAACCCGGGCCACAGGTGGTCTGCGGCGCGACGACCGGATCGCAGGCGCGGATTGTCTTCGACATCGCGGCGCGGATGGTGAAGCGGGCGCCCTGGCTGCGCGCGCGGGGGCTGCAGGCGTATCAGCACGGCATCCGCAGCGACGACGGCACGATGAAGCCGATCAACGCGAAAGCGTCCTCGCAGGACGGTCTCAATCCGAGCTGCATCATCCTCGACGAGTCGCACGCGCAGGCGTTCCCGCTGCACGACGTGCTCAAGAGCGCGCAGGGCGGACGCCGCAACCCGCTGATGCTCTGTCCGACGACGGCCGGCTATGACCTGCTGTCGGTCGGCTACGCGCTCCGCACGACGCTGACCAAGGTGCTCGAGGGGACAGTGACCGCGGAGCACTTTTTCGGCGTGATCTACGCCATCGACGAGGGCGACGACTGGCGCGACGAGCGCGCCTGGGCGAAAGCGAATCCGATGCTCGGGGTCGCGCCGTATCTCGACCAGGTGCGGCGGCACTGTCTCGACGCGCAGCTCACCCCGGGCCTCGAGGCGGAATTCCGGGTGAAGGTGTGTAGCGAATGGCAGAACGCGGGGTCGGCGTGGCTCTCGCTGACCGCCTGGGACCGGTGCGCGGTCCCGTCGCTGCGGCTCGAGCAGTTCGCCGGGCGGCCGTGCTGGATCGGCGGCGACCTGGCGCCGCTGGACGACCTCGCCGCGGTGGCGCTGCTCTTCGAGCAGGAGGACGCCCTGGTCGGGTTCGTGCGCTGCTACCTGCCGGCCGGCGTCGTGGCGGAACGCGCGCGGGCCGTGCCGGAATATCGCCGCTGGGTCGAGGACGGCCTGCTCGTCGTGACCGAGGGCACGATGACGGATTACAGCCGCATCGAAACGGACGTGCGCGGCTGGTGTCAGCAGTTCCAGGTGCGCGATATCTGCTTGGACCAGTTCGGCGCGGTGCAGCTGACCGGGAATCTCTTCAACAGCGGCTTGCCGGCGCGGATGGAACCAAAAAACACGAAGACGTGCACGCCGCCGGCGCGCGAGTTCGAGACGCGTCTGAAGCATCGGCGCTTCGCGCACGACGGCAACAGTTGCCTGCGCTGGCAGGCCTCGAACGTCGTCGTGACGCGGCGCGGCGATGAGACGCTGCTGCCGCAGAAAGAGTCGCCGACCTCGCCAAACAAGATCGACGCGATCGATGCCCTGCTGTCGGCGATCGGGGGCTGGCTGCGGACGGCGGCCGCGGAACCGAGCTATGCGGTCGTGGTGTGCGGATGAGCCCAGACAAGCGCCCGCGCGGCCGACCGAAAGTCGATCCGGCGGACCGAGCGCCGAGTGTGAACGTGAACTGGCGACTCTCTGCGAAATCGTACGACCAGGTCACGCGCGCGGCGATCGACGCCAGACTGACCCTCCCCGAATACGTGCGGCGAATTTTGTCGGAGAAAATAGACCCGCGCACCTGAGACGCGCATGCTGTCGAGCCATCCATGCTCGATGCGGTCGTCACGTCCCAGAATCCGCAACCGTTGATAGACGAGCCGCCGCTCGAGCAGGTTCAGGTTGCGCTGATCATCAAATCGGCCGACGAGACGACCGGCCGCCGCTTCACCGGCCTGGCGTCGACGCCTGACGAAGACGAACACGGGCACTCGATCGATCCGCTGGGTGTCAGCTTCACCAACCCTGCGCCGCTGCTCTTCCATCACGATCAGCGTGTTCCGGTCGGCGAAGTCATTTTCGGGACACCGACCGCCGCGGGCGTGCCGTTCGAGGCGACGATCCCGATGGTCGTGGAGCCCGGCCTCGTGAAAGAGGCCACCGATCGCGCCGCGCATCTGGTCAAGTACCGGCTCATTCGCCGCGTGTCGGCCGGCCTGAAGCCGATCCGCGTGGAACCGCGGAAGAACGGGCTTCTCCGAATTGTCAAAAGTGTTTTCCATGAACTCTCTCTGGTGACGGTACCGGCGAACGCGCACGCATCCATTCTGGCTGTCAAGTCGCTGGCGATGCCGGCGCGCAAGGAGAGATCCGCCATGAAGCAGACGACCGCCGAACACATTCAGAACCTCGAGAACAAGCGGGCGGCGCTCGCGGCGCGCATGACGGAAATCATGGGCACGGCGGCCGAGGCCGATCGGACGCTGAACGAGGAGGAATCGACCGAGCATGATGGACTCGGCGTCCAGGTCAAGAGTCTCGACGCGGATCTCGCGCGCTGGCGGGAGCATGAACGTCTCCAGATCACGACGGCGACGCCGGTGCCGGTGGTGAGAAGCCAAATTACGCCGCCGCGGCTGCCGGTGATTTCGGTGCGGCCGAATGTCCCGCTCGGGACCGCGTTTGTTCGCGCCGCGTGCGCGACGCTGGTCTGTAAAGGCAATTTCAACGAAGCCGCCGAGTATGCCAAGCGGTGGGAGGAGTCGACGCCGGAAGTCGCGCTGTATCTGAAGGCCGCAGTCGCCGCGGGCAATACGACGGATGCCACGTGGGCCGGGCCGCTCGTGAATCAGAACATTTCGGCCGACTTCCTCGAGCTGCTGCGACCGGCGACCATCCTCGGCAAGATCGGCGGCCTCCGCAATGTGCCGTTCAACACGAAAGTGCCGAGTCAGACGGCTGGCGGGACCTATGGCTGGGTCGGTGAGGCGAAGCCGAAGCCGGTCACGAAACTGGCGTTCAGTTCCGAAACACTCGGCGTCTCGAAAGCCGCCGGGATCATCGTGCTGACCGAAGAACTGGTCCGGTTGTCGAATCCGAGCGCCGAGGCACTGGTGCGACAGGACATGATCGCCGGCATCGCGCAATTCCTCGACGATCAGTTCATCAACCCGGCCGTCGCGGCGGTGGCCGGCGTCAGCCCGGCCTCGATCACCAACGGTGCGCCGACCGACCCGCTCGCCGACCTGATGACGATCATCAACAACTTCACCGCGCACAACGTGCCGATGAGTGGCTTGACGATCATCATGTCGGAGGCGAATGCGTTGGCGCTGTCGTTCAAGACGTATTCCGACGGGTCGCCACAATTCCCCGGCATCGGCATCGGCGGCGGCAGCTATCGCGGGATCAATTTCGTCACCAGCACGGCGGCCAACGGCTGGGTGATCGGCGTGCAGCCGTCCCTGGTGCTGTATGCCGATGAGGGCGGCGTGACGATCGATGCGTCGCGCGAGGCGAGCGTGCAGATGGATTCGGCGCCCGCGTCGCCGGCCGATGCGACGACCGTGCTGGTCTCGCTCTGGCAGCACAACCTCGTCGGGCTCCGCGCGGAGCGGTTCATCAACTGGAAGCGCGCGAACCCGTGGGCCGTCACGTATCTCACCGCCGCGAATTATCCGGCGCCCGCGGGGATGACCGAGCCGACCCCGTAACGGCCGATGGGACTGCTCAGTACGCTGCGCGCGCGCGTCGGGGCGCTCTGGTCGGCGCGTCCGGTGGGCGCCGGCCCGTGGCTGCCGCTCACCGTGCGCGAGCCCTTTACAGGCGCGTGGCAGTTGAATCAGTCCGTCACGACCGAAAGCGCGCTGAGCAATCCGAGCGTGTTTGGGTGCGTGTCGCGCATCAGCCAGGACATCGCCAAGATCGCGCCGCCGGCCCTGATCGAACAAGACGATCAGGGGTTCTGGACGCCGACCCGGAATTCGGCGTACTCGCCGGTCCTGGCGCGCCCGAACCGCTATCAGACGCCGCAGCAGTTCTTTGAGCAGTGGGCGCTGAGCAAGTTGCTCACCGGCAATACGTACGTCCTCAAAGACCGCGACGAGCGCGGCGTCGTCAAGGCGCTGTACGTCCTCGACCCGGCGAAGGTGAACGCGCTCGTCGCGCCGGATGGCAGCGTCTATTACGAGCTCCAGGCCGATGACCTCGCCGGGATCGCGACCGAGGCCCCGCCGACCGTCGTCGCCGCGACTGAGATCATGCACGACCGGTGGAATTGTCTGTTTCATCCGCTGGTCGGCGTGTCGCCGCTGTATGCGATGACCGGCGCCATCGCGCAGGCGAAGTTGATTCAGGACAGCGGCACGGCGTTCTTCGCGAAAGGTGGGCGCCCCGGTGGTGTGCTGATCGCGCCGACCAAGCTCGATCCCGCGACCACGCAGCGCATCAAGGCCGACCTGGCCAACCTGAAAGCCGGGGAAGTCCTGGTGGCGGAACTCGGGATGAAGTGGGAACCGAGTGCGACCACCGCGGTCGATGCCCAGGTGATTCAACAACTCGGCTGGACGGAAGAAACCGTGGCGAAGTGTTTCGGGATGCCGATCAGCATCCTGAACTCGAGCAAACAGCCGCCCTATGCGAACGCCGAAGCCAGCCAGTTGCAATACAAGGCGCATTGTCTCGAGCCGCATCTGGTCAGCATTCAGAACTGCCTCGACGTCGGGCTCGAGCTCCCCTCGTACCTCGGGATTGAGTTTGACATTGCGTTGCTGATCTGGATGGACACGCCCACACGGACGGCCGCGGCACGCGAAGCGATTCACGCCGGCGCGATGTCGCCGAACGAAGCGCGCGCACAGTACTTCGGCCTCGGCCCGGTCGAGGGCGGCGACACGCCGTACCTGCAGCAGCAGAACTTCAGTCTGGCGGCCCTCGCCGAACGGGACGCCGCCGATCCGTTCAGCAAGACCACGCCGGCGCCGACCGCACCGCCGACGCCGACTGAGGAAGAAGTCGCCGCGACGGTCGGCGATCTGGCGGAGAAGACATGACGCCGCCGCCGGGGTTCTCACGCGTCACGCTGCCGCCGCTCTGGACGGTCGACCAGGCCAAGGTCCATCTCCATCTCACCGGCACCGCGTTCGATGCCGACATTCAGCAGAAACTCGACACCGCGCAGGAAGCCATCCTGTCGTATCTCAATCTCTTCGCGGATGAGACGTGGACCGCGTCGACCGCGCCGAAGGCCGTCACGCACGCGATCTTGTTGCTGACCGCGTTCTACTACATGGATCGCGGGGACGGCAGCGTCCCGGATCCCTGGCCGAAAATTTACGACCTGCTCGCCGCCTATCGGGACCCGACGGTGAAGTGATGGCGCTCGGGGACCGGCAGCAGCTCGTCACGCTCGATATCCCAAACGGGAGCAATGGCTATCTCCCTTTAGATCCTGCGACTTGGTACTGCGCCGTCCGCAGCGAGGGCAGCGGCGGCGCGTTCCTGACCGGCGAGTATCACCCCGGCATCACCGTCCACACGCGCGTCCACCTGAAGGGGCGCGTGTTCCACGTCGACGCGATCGTGAACACGGGCGAACGCGACGTCGAGCTCCAGCTCACGTGTCGCGAGGTGTTCGACACATGAAGGCCGTGAGCTGGAGGGGCCTCGACGCCTTCCAGAAGCAGCTGCGCACCATTGGCCCGACGCTGCTCGAGGACGCCGATCAGATCCTGCGCGACAGTGCCACCGCCGCGAAGGCCGACATTGTCGCCGCGTATCCGCGCGGGCCGCTGGGGAACCTGAAACGCGGCGTCAAGATTCTCAACGCCCGCGGGTCGTCGGTCCGCGGCGTCGACCTCAAACAAACGGCGCCGCATGGGCATCTGTACGAATACGGCACGGTCGTTCGGGAGACGAAAGCCGGCGCGCATCGGAATCGGATGTTTGCGAAGCAGGGATTTCCCGATGGACGCCCGACCTTTGGGCCGATCGCGGCCCACCATCAGCGACTGGCGCTCCTCGCCGTCGTGCAGCGTATTCAAGCGGAGGGGGCATCGGTCGACGGGGAGGCCGATGTCGATCTCGGGGCGGGTTCCCGATTGCTCTAACAGGAGAGGCACATGGCGATCAAAACCGGACGCTACGGCAAAGTCAGCTGGGATCCGGCCGGCGGCACGGCGCTGGTCGAAATCATTTCGTTGAATGCCTGGACGCTCAACCAGGAAACCGAGATGGAAGACGTGTCGTGTTTTTCCGACACGAACCGCGTCTATGTCCCGGGCCTCAAGGATCTGAAGGGCGACCTGGGCGGGTTCTGGAACTCGGCGGAACTGGCGCTCTGGAAAGCCGCGGACGCCGGCACGCCGGGCACGCTCAGCCTGCAGCCGAACCTGCAGGAACCGGGGTTCAAGTGGCAGGGGCTGGCCTACATGAACGCGTCGATCGACTGTTCGCTGTCAGCGCCGAAGGTGACCGGCACCTGGGCGGCGGCCGGCTCGTGGACGGTGCCCGGCACGATTGTCGCCACCGGCGCGACCGCCGGCCTGCCCGGATCGTTCACGCCAGCCGGCGCCACGCCGCCCGCGAACCTCGCCGCGATGACCGGGATCACCGCCTCGCCGGCGACGAACTGGACGGTCGGCCAGCATGTCGAGCTCGGGAACGGCTCGGACGCGAACTGGAACGGCACGGCCTGGGTCGCCGGCGTCCATCCGTAAATGTTTCAGGAACTGACCATGACCGGCGGGGAAGCCCACGTGTCGTGGGCCTATCACACCGCCGCGGTCTGTCGGGCCTGGACCGTGCACAAGACCGACCAAGGGAAGTGGACGCTGGTGGCGACCGTGCAGCGCGCCGATCCGTTCAAGCTGCAGCAGCGCCCGCTCTACTTCTCGGCGCCCAGGAAGGGCGGGCGCTGGTGCTGGCCGGTCAAGGCCGTGACGCTCGAGGGGGAACGCCTGACCGCGGCGCTCGCACCGATGGAGGCCTGATGTCGCAGTGGATGGTCTTGCCGAGAATTGTGCGGCTGCCGCTCAGCGATGGCGAGTGGATCGACGTCAAGGCGCAGCTCAATCACGGCGAGTCGCAGGACGTGCTGGAGCGGTGCTACGTCGTGACCGACGCCGGCGACATGCAGCAGAAGCCCTTCCGGATCGTGCAGGCGACGGTCGCCGCCTACCTGGTCGACTGGTCGGCGACCGACCTGCCGATCCGCGGCGAGCCGGCGAGCGTCATCGACCAGGCGCTGAACGCGATCTCGCAGGAGAAGTTCAAGGAGATTCAGCAGGCGATCGACGCGCATTCCGAGGCGCTCGACCGTGAGCGCCAGGAAAAAAAAAGAATCCTGTCTGGCAGCGTCGCGTCCTGAACGACCTGCACGTCGCCCGGCGGATGCACTGGCGCTATGAGTGGGTGAGCGAATTGGACGAGGACGTCTATAACGTGCTGATCGACGACCTGCTGGCCGAGGACCGCCGCTGATGGCGATCACCGCGACCTTCACCGCGGATTTCTCGCAGTTCTCGAGCGAGGTCAAGAAAGCCGAGACGCAGCTCGACCTCTTCGAGACGAGCAGCGCCACCACCAGCACGGCGATCGAGAAGCTGAGCACGACGACGAAGCAAGCCTCGAGCTCGGCCAGCCAGATCACCAGCGCCTATCGCCAGTTTGACGGCGCGCTGTCGGCCGCCGGCATCAACATCGGGCCGGCGGTCAAAGGCATCGAGGACCTGGCCGGCGCCGCCGGCAAGACCGCGTCGCAGCTCGGGGCGGTGGCCACCGCCGGCCGGGTCGTCGGGACCGCGCTGGCCGCGTGGAACCTCGGGCGCCAGGTCGCCGAGTGGTTCAACCTCGATCAGGCGATCGGCAACGCGACCGCCAAGCTCCTCGGCTTTGGCGACGTCGCTGCGCAAACCAAGGGCGCGGTCGATG